ACGCGCCTCCCAGGGCGCCCGCCCATCGCCAACTCGGGTTCCACGGCCCCGGCGACCCGGTGACTACCCCGGACACGGCCAAGCAACAGCCAAAGAAAAACCCCAGGTTTCCCAGGGGTTTTGGCGACTTCCCGGGAAATCCCGGTATCTCAATATGGTGGTGGGGTGGAACCCTGCGCCAAACCTATGTAACTCAGCGCCTTAGAACCGCTGCGAACTCCAGCGGAAAAGTGCGGAATCCAGCCCCAACTGCCAACAATCCTACCAGTTCTGCCCGGCCGAGGTCATCAGCCAAGTGCCTAAGCCAGGACGCCAGTTCGATTCCCGTTTGCGGAATTGAACCCACGTCCGCAACTCCGGATCGGTTGGCATGGCATCACTCAGCCGAACCGGCTCCGGGAAGGACCGCGTGCTTCCGAAGTAAGCGCCGGAAGAATGCTTCGATCCGTTCCGCCGACCCGTGGCCGGTGAGCTCGTTGGCCCCGAAACGATAGACCTCGTACCCGGCGAGCCGGAGGTCACGATCGGCCGCCACCATGTCCGCGTACCTTGCGAGGGATGGCTTCCCGTCTTCGGCGAAGTGCTGAGATCCGTCAACCTCGACGACCACACGGCCTGAGTCGCTGAACAGGAGCAGGAAGTCCATGCGTTGCCGAGACAAGCGTCCAACCCCGCCGAGCTGTGCCAGCGTGTATGGGTCGTAATGCAGATAGACCTGCGGAATGAGGGCTGGCAGCTTGTCACCGAGATCCTTGAATGCCCGGTAGTAGACGCTGAATACGTTTCGCTCGCCGTCAGATGCCAGAGATGCCATCAGACGTTGAGAAAGCGATCGTCGTGCATCTGATTCGTCCTGGGTGCCTTGCCGTTCTTTCCACCACGAGAGCATCTCCTCCTTGGTAAGCCCGTTGGCCTGAATCGGGCGGTCGTACACGAGGCAGTGCTCTTCATTCCTTACGATTCGGATGTCATTGTTGATGGCATCCTGGATGACGATCTCGGGCTTCGGACCCGTCGACGCGAAGATCAAATTCTTGGGCGCACCAGATACGCCACCACTGATTCGATTCACCGCGAACGCCGAATGTCCTGAGATGCTCCCCGATAGCCTTAGCTGGAAGCCGTCCGCCTTGAGGAGAGTATTCAGTTTTTCAACGAGCTGCGCCTGCTCCTTTCCTCTTCGGGCATTTGGAGAGACGACCGCCTCAAGCAACTTGAAGAACAGTTGTCGGGAGCAGCTCAGTGCGCCCACCACCTCGAGCAATTCAGCGTTGGTCCAGTCGTCGTTGGTCACGCAGTGACGTATAACGGACTCCTCCAAGTTTGCCTCGAAGCCCGCGCCACGCATTTCCGGTAATGGCCAGATCTTGGACAATTGCTCGACAAGCGGGAGTTCGCCGAAGAGATCCATGTCGTTCAGCAGCTTGAGGATCGAGCGCCGCGTGAGTTCAGTGACTGCCTGACCGTCGCTCGACTCGTCCAACAGTCGGAGAAATTCGCTCAGCGAAAAACTGACGTGATCCTGCTCAACCTGGCGTGCGAGCTGGAGAAGCTGATCGTTGCTCAGTCCTTGGAGGCGGCTTCGCACGTACACGCGCTTGCTGGAGTGCGCTTCGCTACCTGTCCCGGTAGCCAATCCGAGCCGCTCGCATTCCGCCGGCAAGTCATACGCCTTTACTGAATGAAGGGTAGCGGCGATCAGTTCGATCAAATCAGGCCTTTTGCCCTTGAGCAGTGGGCTTCCGTCTCGCGGTGTGCTGCTGGGTAAGTTATGCGACATCGAATCTATTTCCCTGATCAGTCACTGGCCCACAGCCGCTCGTCATCCTGGGTCGCGGCCCAGAAGTCATCGAACAGCGCCAGCTTGGCTTCGTCCTTGGTCGCGTAGGTCTTGGTGCTGAACCGGCTGCCGATCCGGTAGCCCCAGCGCTTGAACTTGTTCATGTGAACGCCGAGGTTGTGCCCATCGACGTTGAGGAAACTGTTCCCCTTGGCGGACACTCGCCACCTGCGCTGCAGCCATCGGGTCCGGCGTGCTGCTCGGTTGCGCAGCTTGGCCTCACGCCGTTTCGGACCCTCGTAGTCGCCACTCATCTTCTCGGCGCAGACGCACCCGACGTCGAAATTCTCGTCCAGGTCCGGATGCTCCATGATGTGGACGTAGCGGATCTTCTCGTTGCCGCACATCTGGCAGGTCGCGTAATCGGTTTCGTCCGCCGACTCGCCGTCGGCCCGCAGGTCGACCACATCCACGCAGCGCCATCCTTTGTGAGGCACACCCGGCTGGTCCCATCGATTTCCGCTCATACCAGTTCACTCCATCTCAGAATCCCGGGTACTTCCGCCAGATCCGCTGGTTCAGCTCTTCGTTGTCGCTGTACTCGCCGATCGCCCAATCCTTGAAGGCGTAGAGGTCTTCAGCCAATTCGGTGATGACGTCGCGCAGTTCCAGCGGCTCCAGCCACTCGGCAGGGATCGCCTTCACGCCGTACATCGCGCCCAGCAGGTTTCCGACGATCGCTCCGGTCGAATCGGAATCGCCATCGTGGTTCACGGCCAGGATCACGCCCTGTTTGAAATTCCGGGCGACCAGCGCGCAATAGATGGAGATCGCCAGGGCCTCCTCGGCGATCCAGCCCTGGCCCAGCCGGGCAATGGCTTCTTCATGTGGCAGGCCAGAATCGGTTAACTCCTCAGCCATCTCGATCGCACGCAGCGTCTCCTCAAAGCCGGGCTCTGCTCGCAGCAGGAGTTTGGCGGCGGCCAATGCCTCGCGCAGCGACGCGCCATCGGTCAGGGCCAGGATCAGCACCGCCAGCACACCACCGGTCAGGGCTCCGGTCGGGTGCCCATGGGTCAGCGCAGCCAACTCGGTACCCAGCCGGAAGGCGTCTTGGGGAGATTCGTACTGACGCAGGCGCCAGGCGAACAGGCCGACCGGCGCAACCCGCATGACGCCGCCGCAGCCCTTGCTGTCATTGCGGGCCGGCTCCCCCAGGGAGTTCATCGCCCGCAGGGTCGATAGGCAGGTGTTGCCCGGTGCGCGACGGCTGTGCAGCGGACGCTGCTGAAACAGCCAGCCAGGCTCATCGGTGCCGAAGTCGATGTCGCAGGTCGGACGTTCGCCTTGGGTTTGCAGCCAGCGCAAATAGGCGTGCGCCGTTACCCCGGAATAGGTCGTGATGCCTTTGAAGCAGCCACGCACCCAGCCTCGGATCAGTCCCTCGGCGGTGAACAAGGTCATCTGCGTGTCGTCGGTGATCGTCCCCAGACCACCATAAGCCGGTGCGTACTGGGTGATTCCCTTCGGGCCGAAGCGACGCAGAATCTCGGCGCGCTTCATGAACTCAACCGGTGCGCCCAGCGCATCGCCGATTGCACCACCGAGTAGGCAGCCCAGAAACCGCCCCTGGACCGTGCGTTTTTGCTGGCGCTTGCTGCGCCAGGCCGGTGGTGCCGGTGTCTCGAATTCTTCCGCCGCGCCCGCATCGGCAACAGGCTCCTCGTCCTCATTGCCGGACAATGTGTAGTAGACGCCCAGCTCTGCGACTACGCGGGCGACGGGTCGGGCGACGAGGTCCAACTGCTTGCGCCACTCGGGCACATCAGAGCCGTCCCAACTGATGCCCAGGCCTTTCTCCCAGTAGGACAGGTAGGCCTCGCCCCGGTCGGCGGCGTAGTAGTTGCCGTTGCCGGCGGAGCAGTCGAGCGCGTACTCCCAGTTGTTCTCGCGCATGCAGACTCCGTGCTCAGGGTGAGGCATTTGCCCCAGCCCGATCAGGTATTCCGCGCTCTTGGCATCCAACGGGCGAAACACGGCCACCCGCAAGCGTCCGTCGTCCCGGGTGGTGATGGCAGCGATCAGAGCATCGCCACGTTGGATGGTGACCAGTTTGCCGCCGAGGTCCACGGGCCCGACCTCGAGCCACCAGTGGTCACCAGCGGCTGAAACGACATCGCGGGCATCGTCGGGCGCCAACAGCTCGGCGAGCCGATCCATTGCGGGTTCGACCTGCTGCCATTCGGCATGACCATCCCGGCTACGCTGCTGCAGACCGTGCAGCATCACGGCCAGCGGCAGGTTCCCGTTATCGAGTAGGGCCGACTTCAGATCGGCCGCTGGGACGGGGTACGGGATGTCCGGCAACCCGTACTGCGCCAGCGTCTCTGGCTTGAGGTGAAGCTCTGCGAAATCTTGCATGGCGCCCGTACCGATCCTTTTATCGCTGCGCCGCTTGTGGTTATCACAATACGACGCATGCACAAATCAAAATAGAGTCATGGACAGATTCTAGGGCAGACCATATACTTTCCGCAATAACCCGTACAAGCATTCGCTAACCCGAACGAGCCAGCCAGGATGTCGAACGAACAGCTTGCAGATCTAACCCAGCCACAACGCGACCGGCTCGCGTTCGTGGAGTTGCGCGTGCGCTTCATCGGGGAGATACGCCGTCAGGACTTGGTTACGCGGTTTGGCATCCAGTCCGCCGCCGCATCCAGGGATCTGGCGCTGTACAAGGAGTTGGCCCCGGGCAACATCGACTACGACCCCAAGGGCAAGTCCTACGTCTTGGGGCCGGATTTCCGGCCCGTATTCGACTTTCCCCCAGAGCGGGTGCTGTCGTGGCTGACCCAGGGCTTTGGCGATGGTGAGCCGATGCGGCTCAAGGCGTGGGTAGCCAGCGAGAGCCCGTCACGGCTCACGCATCCGGATCTGGATGTGCTGGCGAGCGTGACCCGGGCGATTCACCAGGAGTGTCCGCTCGGCATCGAGTACCACTCCATCTCCAGTGGCCGCACTGAACGGGAGATCGTCCCGTTCGCGCTGATCGACAACGGCCTCCGTTGGCACGTCCGCGCCTTCGACCGGAAGTCGCAGGAGTTCCGGGATTTCGTCATCACCCGGATCAAGCGCCCGGTCCTTATGAGGGATGCAGATGTGCAGCCCCATGAGCGCAGTGATCAGGACATCCAATGGACCCGGATCGTAGAGCTGGAGATGGTGCCGCACCCGGACCAGCCCCGCCCTGAAATTACGGAGATGGATTACGGCATGGTTCGCGGGTCACTGCGGATGAAGCTGCGTGCTGCCACCGCCGGATACATCTTGCGGCAGTGGAGTGTGGACTGCTCTCCGGACCACAGTCTGCGCGGTTATGAATTCAGGCTCTGGTTGAAAGATCACCTGGCGCTGTACGGCGTCAAGAACGCTGTGTTGGCGCCGGGTTACCGCTCGCCCGACCAAAACAAGGGAGAGCAATAACGTGGCCTACGACCCAAAACGCGCGCTGGAACTTCTCCGCATCGGCTCCGGACGCGCCGATGCCACTTTCCGCGACGGCCAAGAAGATGCCATTCGTCACATCGTCGAAGGCAAAGGCCGCTTGCTGGTCGTGCAGAAGACCGGGTGGGGTAAGAGCTTTGTCTACTTCATCGCGACCAAGTTGCTGCGGGAAGCTGGAGCCGGCCCTGCGTTATTGATCTCGCCGCTGCTGGCGCTGATGCGAAACCAGATCGCAGCGGCAGAACGGATGGGGGTTCGCGCCGCCACCATCAACTCCGATAACCAGGATGAATGGAAATCGGTTGAAGCCAAGCTGCGTCGGAACGAAGTGGACATTCTGCTGATAGCGCCAGAAAAGCTGGGTAACGACTGGTTTAACACAGAGGTTCTAGCTGGTATCGCAGGGCAGATTTCGCTGATGGTTATCGATGAGGCCCATTGCATTTCCGATTGGGGTCACGACTTCCGTCCTCACTACCGACTGCTGGAACGTATCGCCAGAACGCTTCCAGCCAATCTGCGGCTGCTGGCCACAACGGCAACAGCAAACGATCGCGTTATGGAAGACCTTGTGGCTGTGCTCGGCCCCAACATGAAGGTGCTGCGCGGTGACCTGAATCGAAGTTCTCTGACGCTGCAAACGATGCGTTTACCCAGTCAGGCTGTCCGTATGGCATGGATCGCGCAGCAACTCAGTTCACTTCCAGGGCACGGCATCATTTACACACTCACTATCCGAGATGCCAATCAACTGGCGGATTGGCTCAAGGCCCAGGGCTTTGCTGTAGAAGCCTATACAGGTAAGACAGGTGATCGGCGTGAGGAGCTAGAGCAGGCTCTGCAGGAGAACAAGGTTAAGGCACTTGTAGCGACCACCGCATTGGGTATGGGCTACGACAAGCCGGATCTGGCATTCGTTATCCATTTTCAGATGCCAGGCTCAGTTGTCGCCTATTACCAGCAAGTGGGGCGCGCAGGAAGAGCGCTGGAATCTGCATATGGCGTGCTCTTGAGCGGAGATGAAGAAGAAGGAATTACCGACTGGTTTATCCGTAGCGCGTTCCCAACTCGCCAAGAGGTAGACGATGTCCTGGGGGCTCTTAATGAGGCACCGGAGGGACTTTCAATACCTGACCTCATGACCTGCGTGAACATAAGCAAAGGTCGCATTGAGAAGACTATCACGGCACTGTCTCTCGAATCTCCAGCGCCGATCGCCAAGCAAGGTACGAAGTGGCAGCTTACTGCAGCCGAGCTAGGAGACGAATTCTGGGCGCGAGCAGACCGGCTCACCAAATTGAGGCGTGCCGAACTCCAGCAAATGCAGGAATACGTCTCTCGGCCTTTCGGGCAGCACATGGGCTTTCTGATTGATGCGCTTGATGGTGATGCAAGCACCGTCAGCCCACCGTCGTTGCCGCCGCTGTCAGAAGACGTCGATCAGTTGCTGGTTCGGGAAGCCGAGGAATTTCTTTGTCGCACAAGTCTGCCCATCGAGCCTCGCAAAAAATGGCCCGTGGGGGGAATGCCGCAGTACGGAATTCACACCGCATCCACCATTCCCTATCAAGCGCAGCCAGGCAAAGCCCTCTGCGTGTGGGGCGATGCCGGTTGGGGCGGCTTGGTTCGACAGGGTAAGTACCACGACGGCCACTTCTCCGATGACCTCGTTGCTGCGTGCGTGAAGATGATTCAAGAGTGGAATCCGCAGCCGAGCCCGACCTGGGTGACCTGCGTTCCTTCGCTTCGGCATCCCGAATTGGTGCCGAATTTCGCGCAACGCTTGGCTGCTGCGCTGGGTCTGCCGTTTCATATGGTCATCGCAAAAACAGACGCACGGCCCGAACAGAAAACGATGGCAAACAGTACACAACAGGCGCGCAACATTGATGGCTCGCTCGCACTCAACGGCCAGCCCATTCCTCCCGGCCCGGTCCTCCTGGTGGATGACATGGTCGACTCGCGCTGGACCCTGACGGTGGCTGCATGGCTGCTGCGCAAAAGCGGTAGTGGTGCAGTTTGGCCGATGGCCCTTTCACAGACGGGGCACGACGAATGACGCCAGTCCTCTCACCCAATACACAGGCGATCCTGCTGCTGACGGCGCCGCTCATTGCCGGACGAGGCACTGCGTCATCGGATCTGCTCTCGCCAGGTGAATACAAACGTCTCGCGCGTCATTTGCGCGAGATCCAGCGTCAGCCTGCGGATCTCCTCTCGCCGGATGCAGCTGAGATCCTGCGTGCGTGCCAACCGGTGATTGACGAGAGCCGCCTGCAGAAATTGCTGGGGCGCGGATTCCTGCTGAGCCAAGTGATCGAGCGCTGGCAAGCCCGCGCCATTTGGGTGGTCAGTCGCGCCGACGCCGAGTATCCGCGTCGCCTGAAGGCCCGCCTTCGTGAAGATGCGCCGGCAGTGCTCTACGGCTGTGGCGACATGGCTTTGCTCGAAACCGGTGGGCTTGCCGTCGTCGGATCGCGGCATGTGGACGACGCCCTCATCGACTACACCATGGCAGTTGGCCGGCTCGCTGCTCGGGCAGGCAGAACGCTTGTCTCCGGTGGCGCCAAGGGCATCGATCAGGCCGCCATGCGAGGTGCGCTTGAGGGAGGTGGAAAAGTTTGTGGCGTTATGGCGGACAGTCTGGAAAAGACCACCATGAACCGCGAGCACCGCAACCTGCTGCTCGATGGGCAACTGGTCCTGATTTCGCCCTACGACCCGAGTGCCGGGTTCAATGTCGGCAACGCCATGCAGCGGAACAAGCTGATCTATGCCCTGGCAGACACCTCACTGGTGGTCAGTTCCGACCTCAACAAAGGTGGCACTTGGGCGGGCGCTGTCGAGCAGCTCGACAAACTCAAGTTCGTCCCGGTCTTCATTCGATCGACGGGCGAGTCTTCAGCCGGATTAGATGGTTTGCGAAAGAAAGGCGCACTTCCCTGGCCGAACCCGCAAGACGTGGATTCGTTCGAGGACGTGTTCAACGTGGCGATGCCAACGCCGACGGCATCCCCACAGGTTGGTTTTGCGCTGTTTTCAAACGAAGAACCAACGTCGGCTGACGCCAAGCCAACGGCGCCCGTGCCACCCGACACCGCGCCAGCGCTCCAGGCCGCGAGTGAGCCATCGGCACCGGTCGACGTTGTTTCCGATGCGCAGCCACCCGCTGAGGCATTGGAAGAACCGCCGCCAGTCACGCCAGAGGCCGTGGCGCCTGTAGACGAGGCCAAGGAATCTCCGCAGCCGGAATCGACCCCTGCCGAAGCGCTCTTCGCTGCCGTGCGCGCTGCGATTCAGCAACTCTTGAGTGCGCCGATGAAGGACGCCGAAGTAGCAGCGGCGCTGGACGTTTCCAATGCGCAGGCCAAGGCGTGGTTGCAGCGCCTGGTTGACGAAGGCGTACTAGAAAAACAGAAGAAACCTGCGGGCTACATCGTCAAGCAAAAGCGGCTGTTCGAGTAACCGATGAAGACCAAACAAGAACACAAGCCGCAGTGCGACGGCATTGATATAGAAGGGCCATTCGTTTGAGCGACCAACAAATCACCCTCAGCCAACTCGAAGGCCACCTCTGGGAATCCGCCAACATCCTGCGCGGCCCGGTAGATGCGGCTGACTTCAAGACCTACATCTTTCCGCTGCTGTTCTTCAAGCGCATCTGCGACGTCTGGGACGAGGAGTACCAGGAGATCGTTGATGAGACCGGCGACGAGCAACTGGCCTGGTTCCCGGAGTCGCACCGCTTCCAGATCCCGGAAGACTGCCACTGGAACGACGTTCGCACCAAGGCGAGCAATGTCGGGATGGCCCTTCAGCGTGCGATGCGCGAGATTGAGAAAGCCAACCCCGACACCCTGTACGGCGTGTTCGGCGATGCCCAGTGGTCGAACAAGGATCGGTTGTCTGATGCCTTGCTCAAGGACCTGATCGAGCACTTCTCCAAGCTGCCGTTCGGCAACAAGAACGTCAATTCGGACCTGCTTGGGGACGCCTACGAATACCTGATCAAGAAGTTCGCCGACGCCACCAACAAGAAGGCCGGCGAGTTCTACACCCCGCGCAGCGTCGTGCGGCTGATGATCGACATGCTCGATCCCAAAGAAGCCGAGACCATCTACGACCCGGCCTGCGGCACTGGTGGCATGTTGCTGGCCGCCGTGCAGCACGTGAAGGAACAGCATGGCGACGTGAAGCGGCTGTGGGGCAAGCTGTACGGACAAGAGAAGAACCTCACCACCTCATCCATTGCGCGGATGAACCTATTCCTTCACGGCATTGAAGATTTCCAGGTGGTGCGTGGCGACACCCTACGCAACCCAGCCTTCTTCGAGGTCGACCGATTGGCCACATTCGACTGCGTGATCGCCAACCCCCCGTTCTCGCTGGAAAAGTGGGGCGAGGACCTGTGGCTGAACGATCCCTTTGGCCGCAACTTTGCCGGCCTGCCGCCCTCATCCAGCGGTGACTTTGCCTGGGTGCAGCACATGGTCAAGTCAATGGCTGATGTCAGTGGCCGCATGGCCGTGGTGCTGCCCCAGGGCGCCCTGTTCCGCAAAGGTGTGGAAGGCAACATCCGCCAGAAACTACTGGAAATGGACCTGGTCGAGGCCGTAGTCGGCTTGGCGCCCAACCTTTTCTACGGCACCGGCCTCGCCGCGTGCATCCTGGTCCTGCGCAAGCGCAAACCGGCCAAACACAAGAAGAAGGTGCTGATCGCCGATGCGTCACGCCTGTTCCGCCGGGGCCGCGCGCAGAACTATCTGGAGCCCGAGCACGCCGCCGAGATCCTCGGCTGGTATCGCGGCTTTGCCGATGTGCAGGACGCGGCCCGGGTGGTCAGTCTCGACGAGATCAAGGCCGAAGACTGGACCCTGAACATTTCGCGCTACGTCCTGCCACCGTTAGAAGAGGATATCCCGCCGCTGCCCGACGCGATTGCGGCATTTAAAGAAGCGCTGACCCGCTGCCGCGAGGCCGAAGAGCGCCTCGCGCAGGTCATGACCGAAGGGGGATGGCTTAAATGACCACTGGCAAACCACCTGAGAAGAACGTGATCTTTACCGAGGAAGAGGCCGATGCCGCCCGGGCCCGACTGAGAGCGTGGTTCTCTCGGCAGGAATCATCGAGTAAGCAGGACAGTCCTCAGGCCGACGATGGCGATGCGGATGCAGCGCATATCGAACAGTCAGACGACGACGAGTCCAACGAATGCGATGAGGACGAGCAGGAGGAGGACATCCAAGACCTGTTTCCCTTCAAGCCGTCTGAGCGGCCACTGATCGAGCAGATCGAGAGGACGATTCGTCGGCACATGCTTGCCGCTGACCCCGCGTCGTTGAAGGACATTGCCGCCTTCCTCCACGCGCTGCGCCGTCTTCCGTATGCGACGCCGGATGTGTCGCTGGATCTCGCGCTGATGACTCGGATCGACGAAAACCTGTCGTACGTAAGTGTCGAACTCGACGATCAGTCATTCCGTCTTTCCACCGGAGGCTCGGTCTACTCGCCGGATGTTGGCAGCGATAGCTACTCCAGCACGACGGTTGAGATAGAGCTTGGTGGCTTCCGCGAGGGCACCACGCAGGACTTCGAAGACTGGCTCGATCAGTTCGTGTCGGCAGGAGGGGGCATCGAAATTCAGGGTGACTGCGATGTCGACTTGACTGAGGGTGCGCCCGACGATGGGTGGGACAGGCTCGACAGGTACTGGGAGAGTCGCTGGGAGGATGACGATGGCTACTGAGCGAATCACCCAGCAGGCACTCGAAAGCTACCTCTGGGGCGCCGCCGTACTGCTGCGCGGCCTGATCGACGCGGGTGACTACAAGCAGTTCATCTTCCCCCTGTTGTTCTACAAGCGCGTCTCGGATGTTTGGGACGAGGAATACCAGGCGGCGCTGGCCAACTCAGGCGGCGACCTTTCCTACGCGCAGTTCGCGGAGAACCACCGCTTTCAGATTCCCCAAGGCGCTCACTGGAACGATGTTCGCCAGGCACCCAAGAACGTAGGCGCCGCCATCCAGAAAGCCATGCGCGCCATCGAGACGGCCAACCCGGATCTGCTTGATGGCATCTTCGGCGATGCACCCTGGACCAACCGCGAGCGCCTGCCCGATGAAACGCTGAAAAACCTGATCGAGCACTTCTCGACGCAGACACTCTCGGTGGCCAACGTCCCCGAGGACGAGTTGGGCAACGCCTACGAGTACCTGATCAAGAAGTTCGCGGACGACTCAGGCCACACGGCGGCCGAGTTCTACACCAACCGCACCGTCGTCCACTTGATGACGCAGCTTCTAGCGCCGCAGACCGGCGAGTCGATCTACGACCCCACGTGCGGCACCGGCGGCATGCTGATCTCGGCCTTGGACGAAGTGAAGCGCGCGGGCGGCGAACACCGCACGCTCAAGCTCTACGGGCAGGAGCGCAACCTCATTACCTCATCCATCGCCCGAATGAACTTGTTCCTGCACGGCGTGGAGGACTTCGAGATCATACGGGGTGACACTCTGGCCGAACCCAAGCACATCGAAGGCGACCGCCTGCGCCAGTTCGACGTGATCCTGGCCAACCCGCCGTACTCCATCAAGCAGTGGAACCGCGAGGCCTGGAGCAGTGACAAGTGGGGCCGTAACTCGCTGGGTACGCCGCCGCAGGGCCGGGCCGACTACGCCTTCCAGCAGCACATCCTGACCAGCCTCACCGCCAAGGGGCGCTGCGCCGTGCTATGGCCGCATGGGGTGCTGTTCCGCAACGAGGAACAGGCCATGCGCGCCAAGATGGTCGAGCATGACTGGGTGGAAGCTGTGATCGGCCTGGGGCCCAACCTGTTCTACAACTCCCCGATGGAGTCCTGCATCGTCATCTGCAACCGCAAGAAGACGGCTGCACGCAAGGGCAAGGTGATCTTCATCGACGCAGTGAATGAGGTGACCCGCGAACGCGCGCAGAGCTTCCTGAAACCCGAGCACCAACAGCGCATCCTGACCGCTTACAAAACGTTTGCCGATGTTCCCGGTTTCGCCAAGGTCGCCACCCTGGCCGAAATCGGCATCAATGCGGGCAACCTCTCGATCCCGCTGTACGTGAAGCGCATTGCCGCCGCCATCGCCACCGACAGCAATGGCGACGCGGTATCGCTGCGCTCAGCCTGGGATCAATGGCAAGCCGATGGCCGCGCATTCTGGCACCAGATGGACGCGCTGGTGGAAACGCTGGATGGAGTGATTACGGAGGACATCGAGCGTGTCTGACAAGAACAATAAAACCCTGAAGCCCGGCTGGCGTCGGGTGAAGTTCGGCGACGTGGTGCGCGTTTCCAAAGGACGCAGCCAAGACCCTCTGGCCGATGGTATCGAACGCTACGTTGGCCTGGAGCATCTGCAGCCTGGTGATTTGCGCATACGCAGTTGGGGCAACGTCGCTGACGGTGTGACCTTCACCAGCATGTTTCAACCTGGACAGGTGCTGTTCGGCAAGCGACGCGCTTACCAGCGCAAGGTGGCTGTAGCGGACTTCGCTGGGGTTTGCTCCGGTGACATCTATGTGTTGGAGACCAAGGACGCGCAGGTTTTGCTGCCGGAGCTGCTGCCCTTCATTTGCCAGACCAACGCATTCTTCGATCACGCGGTGGGCACGTCGGCAGGCTCCTTGAGCCCCCGAACAAACTGGACGAGTTTGGCTGACTTTGAGTTTCGGCTTCCTCAGATAGAGGAGCAGCGGCGGATGGCAGCAGTTCTCCACGGGTACGCCACCGCATTAGATTCGCTCCATAACCTGGAAGTCTCTGCCAGAACACTTCGAAAATCGCTTCTTTTCGATAGGGCGGAAGCGATCAGAAAGAATAGATCGGTCACTCTCGAATCTGTCGTAGCTGACGGAAGGCCAATCACGTACGGAATCGTGAAGCCCGGTTTGCCTTTTCAAGGAGGTATTCCCGTCATCAAAGTGCGAGATTTTCCTGACGGCGTTGTTTTGGAAGACGACCTACTACTGACATCACCTGAGATCGAGAAAGACTACAAGCGATCAAGGTTGCTCCCTGGAGACTTGCTTTTTTCAATCCGTGGAACAGTCGGCCGTATGGCATTTGTGCCTGAGACGCTTGAAGGTGCGCAGATAACTCAGGATACGGCTCGACTAACAATCGGTTCCAATTTTGATCCGCGTTACGTGCGCTACATGCTTGAGTCGCCAAACGCAGTCTCCCAAGTAAAGGCCAACACGATGGGGCTTGCGGTACAGGGGATTAACTTAGGCGATCTTCGGAAGGTGACGATTCCTGCATGCGATCTGGATCAACAGGTCGAGCTCGCAGACGAACTCGATGAAATCAGTCAGGGGATTCGATCCGTGATTAATCGAACGAATCACACCCTGCGTCAGTTTGCTGCTGCACGGGAGAATGTGCTCATGGGAGAGGGCGATGTTTAACGAATCCAACACCGTCGAAGCCTACGTCCGCGATTTGCTCGCCGGCCCAATCAAGGCGGTCCCGGTCAATACCGCCCAGGAACCTCAAGCCAGCTACGGCCCCAGCCCCAAGGGCATCGGCTGGCGCTACGCCGCCCCGGCTGAGGTGCCGCGACAGATTCAGGAAGTGCTGGTTGAACCCTGGCTGCGTGAGGCGCTGGTCCGCCTGAACCCGGAGATTGCCGCTCAGCCCGATCGCGCCGACGAGGTGCTCTACAAGCTGCGCGCCATCGTGCTCTCGGTGCGATCGGATGGGCTGATCCGCGCCAACGAGGAAATGACCGCCTGGATGCGCAGTGAGCGCTCGATGCCCTTTGGCCCCAACAACGAGCATGTGCCGGTGCGGTTGATCGACTTGGATGACCTGGCGCAGAACCAGTACATCGTCACCCAGCAGTTCATCTACCGCGCAGGCCCCACCGAGCGCCGTGCCGATCTGGTGTTGTTGGTCAACGGGCTGCCGTTGGTGCTGATCGAGGCCAAGACGCCAGTCAAGAAGTGCATCAGCTGGGTCGATGGCGCGGTGCAGGTGCACGACGACTACGAGAAGTTCGTGCCTGAGCTCTTCGTCTGCAACGTGTTCTCGGTGGCGACCGAAGGCAAGGCTTACCACTACGGGTCCATCGGCCTGCCGGTCAAGGATTGGGGGCCGTGGCATCTGGATGGCGACGGTGACGATGGTCAGCACCACCCGCTGAAGTCGCTCAAGCTGTCCGCTGAAAGCATGTTGCGCCCACATGTGGTGCTGGACATCCTCGGCAGCTTCACCCTCTTCGCCACCAACAAGAAAAAGCAGCGCATCAAGATCATTTGCCGCTACCAGCAGTTCGAAGCGGCCAACAAGATCGTCGAGCGCGTGCTAGCGGGCTACCCCAGGAAGGGCTTGATCTGGCACTTCCAGGGCTCGGGCAAATCTCTGCTGATGGTCTTTGCCGCGCAGAAGCTGCGCATGCACGCCGGCCTGAAGAATCCCACGGTGCTGATCGTGGTGGATCGGATCGACCTGGATACTCAGATCACCGGCACCTTCACTGGCGCTGACATTCCCAATCTGGAGAAAGCGGACACCCGCGAGAAGCTGCAGCAGCTGCTGGCTCAGGACGTGCGCAAGATCATCATCACCACGATCTTCAAGTTCGGCGAGGCCACTGGCAGCCTGAACGACCGCAGCAACATCATCGCCTTGGTGGACGAAGCCCACCGCACGCAAGAAGGCGACCTGGGCCGCAAGATGCGCGAGGCCCTGCCCAACGCGTTTCTGTTCGGCCTGACCGGTACGCCTATCAACCGTGCCGACCGCAACACCTTCTACGCCTTTGGTGCCGACGAGGACGAGAAAGGCTACATGAGCCGGTACGGCTTCGAGGAGTCAATCCGCGACGGTGCCACGCTAAAACTGCACTTCGAACCGCGCTTGATCGATCTGCACATCGACAAGGCCGCGCTGGACGCTGCCTACAAAGACCTGACCGGCGGCCTGTCGGATCTCGACAAGGACAACCTCGCGAAGACCGCCGCCAAGATGGCCGTGCTGGTCAAGACGCCTGAGCGCATCCGCAAGGTGTGCGAGGACATCGTCGAGCATTTCCAGACCAAGGTGGAGCCCAATGGCTTCAAGGGCCAGATCGTAACGTTCGATCGCGAGTCCTGCCTGCTGTTCAAGGCCGAGCTGGACAAGCTGCTGCCGCCCGAGGCTACAGACATCGTGATGTCGGTGCAGGCGGCGGACAAGAAGGAACATCCAGAGTACGTGCCCTACGACCGAAGCCGCGACGAAGAAGAGCGACTGCTGGATCGGTTCCGCGACCCGGCCGACCCTCTGAAGCTGATTATCGTCACGGCCAAGCTGCTGACCGGCTTCGATGCGCCCATCCTGCAGGCGATGTACCTAGACAAGCCGCTGCGCGACCATACGCTGCTGCAGGCCATCTGCCGCGTGAACCGCACTTACTCCGAGCAGAAGACCCACGGCTTGATCGTGGATTACCTCGGCATCTTCGACGACGTGGCGGCAGCGCTGGAGTTCGACGACCAGAGCGTCAAGCAGGTGGTCAGCAATATCCAGGAGCTGAAGGACAAGCTGCCTGAGTCGATGCAGAAGTGCCTGGCCTTCTTCTCTGGCTGCGATCGCAGTTTGCAAGGCTACGAGGGCCTGATCGCCGCGCAGCAGTGTCTGCCCAATAACGAGGTGCGAGACAACTTTGCTGCCGAGTACAGCGTGCTCAACAAGATCTGGGAGGCGCTGTCACCGGACACCGTTCTGGGCCCCTTCGAGAAGGACTACAAGTGGTTGTCGCAGGTGTACCAGTCGGTACAGCCCTCTAGTGGCCACGGCAAGCTGATCTGGCATTCGCTGGGCGCCAAGACCATCGAGCTGATCCACCAGAACGTGCATGTCGACGCGGTGCGGGATGACCTCGACACCTTGGTGCTGGACGCTGATCTGCTGGAGGCCGTGCTGTCGAACCCCGACCCGAAGAAGGCCAAGGAGATCGAGATCAAGCTCAAGCGCCGGCTGCGCGGGCATGGCGGCAACCCCAAGTTCAAGAAGCTGTCGGAGCGGCTTGATGCGCTGAAAGACCGGTTCGAGTCTGGCCAGATCAACAGCGTCGAATTTCTGAAGCAGCTACTGGAAATCGCCAAGGAGACGCTGCAAGCCGAGAAGGAGGTCCCGCCCGAAGAGGACGAGGATCGCGGCAAGGCGGCGCTCACCGAACTATTCAACGAGGTCAAGACGGCCGAGACGCCCATCATGGTCGAACGCGTGGTCGCGGACATCGACGAGATTGTGCGACTGGTCCGTTTCCCGGGCTGGCAAGGCACGCAGGCCGGTGAGCGTGAAGTCAAGAAGGCCCTGCGCAAAGCCCTCTTCAAATACAAGCTGCACGCGGATGAAGAGCTGTTCGAGAAGGCCTACAGCTACATCCGGCAGTATTACTAAAGGGGGCGGAGGATGACCACTCAGACGATAGATAGTGCACCGCATGCAACCTGGTTTGTCGGCGCCAGCTACGGCGGTACCGATGATCAGATGCCGCGATTTCTTGCAGAAGGAATTTGGGAGAACGGCTACGACGACAAGCTCCTCGATGTGGTGCGTTCCATGCGCCCGGGAGAGCGGATCGCCATCAAGTCGTCTTACACGCGAAAGCACGGTCTGCCTTTCGATAGCCGAGGCCGAGCGGTTTCGGTTATGGGCATCAAGGCGGTCGGCACGATCACCGAAAACCTGAACGACGGGAAGCGAGTGAAGGTGGACTGGGCCAAGGTCGAGCCGGTACGGGAGTGGTACTTCTACACTCACCGAGCAACGATCTGGCGCGTGCTGCCCGGCGAATGGATGAACGATGCGCTGATTGCATTTGCGTTTGACGGCAAGCCGCAGGATGTGGATCGCTTTCGCAACGAGCCCTTTTGGCGTGAGCGTTACGGCACGACTTCGCCAGAAAAGCAGCGCTTCGAGTGGACGGACTTCTACGAGGCAGTGGCCGAAAAGCTGCTGGCCCACGCAGACGATCGAACTCCGCTCATCGAGGGCATCCACGAGATCGCGTCCCGGGTGCCGGGGCTGACCTATCTCCAGGATAAGTTTCCCGATGGAACCAGTGGTCCGCTGCGGGACATTTGCCCGTTCACCACGATGGGCACCTTTAACCGGTCCATGACCGATGCCAACCGCAAGACCATCGCGGGCGAACTTGCCAAGTTGCTGGGTGTGACGGTGCCGGTCCCGCCTTCATTCGAAGGCATTCCCGTTCTCAACAACCAACGTTCCTGGTTTTTCGCCTATGCCGACAAGCGTGGTGCGGGCGACATCGACGCGCTATGGAAGGTATTCGTTGCCGCGAGCAAGATGGTCGATGGCGACCAGTTGGACACTCGCGATGCCTTCATCCGGGCTTATGACGAGGCAACCCAAGTGTGGGGTGTCGCATGGAACCTTTCGACAGGTCTCTACTGGGCGCATCCGTGGGAATTCCTGACCCTGGATAGCCAGTCGCGCCACTACATCAACAAGCGGCTCGGCCTGAATGTCGCCATCAGTGGTCAGCAAGGCCCATGTGATGGTCGGGCCTATTTGAAGCTGCTGGACGATTTGCGTTCGCGCTTCGGCGAAGACGGCTATCCCGTCCACAGTTTCCCAGACTTGTCGCTTGCGTCCTGGATGTACAAAGACCCGGTTGACGAGCCTGTGCCGGCTGGCGATATCGGTACCAATGCCGGAGCAGAACAGGAAACTGAAGGCGAAGTTCGCGAAGCCTTTCAGGTGGCAGCGCCAATCGTTCCCTACTCGGTGGAGGACATCCTCAAGGACGGCTGTTTCCTGGAGCGGGCCGAGATTGTCCGCTTGCTCGATCGTCTGCGCACAAAAAAGAACCTCATCCTTCAGGGGCCTCCGGGCACGGGCAAGACCTGGCTAGCCAAACGGCTCGCGTTCGCGCTCATGGGCCAGAAGGACGACAGCAAGGTCCGTGCAGTGCAGTTCCACCCCAACCTGTCCTACGAGGACTTTGTTCGAGGGTGGCGCCCCACTGGCGAAGGTAAGTTGTCGCTGGCGGACGGCGTCTTCATGGAAGCTATCAAGGCCGCATCGAAGGACCCTTCGTCGAAGTTTGCCGTGGTGATCGAGGAGATCAACCGTGGAAACCCAGCGCAGATCTTCGGCGAGTTGCTGACGCTGCTTGAGGCGGGCAAACGGACGCCCAACGAAGCGCTGGAACTCTGTTATCCGGATGCGGACGGCAAACGACGTCCCGTCCATATTCCCGAGAATCTCTATGTGATCGGCACCATGAATATCGCCGACCGATCGCTTGCACTGGTCGATCTGGCATTGCGTCGCCGCTTTGCTTTCGTTGGACTGGAGCCGAGACTCGGCCAGGTTTGGCGGGATTGGGTGGTCAAGGATTGCGCTGTCGATCCGGGCTTGGTCGCGGATATCGAGCGCCGTATCGCCGAGCTGAACGACCAGATCGCGGCGGATGCGCGCCTTGGCAAGCAATTCCGAATTGGTCACAGCTATGTGACACCCGCACATCGACTGGAGGCGGGAGACACGAAGAAGTGGTTCCAGCAGGTCGTGGAGACGGAGATCGGCCCGTTGCTGGATGAATACTGGTTCGACGCGCCCGACGAAGCACAAAAGGCGATTGCACGGCTGACGCAGGGCTGGTGATGACCGCCGTCGCAGAACAGGTGGAAAGTGCATCCATGAGCCCTGAGGGGTTCATCGGACGCATTCCGGTGCGCAACCTCTGGCTGCTGATGCTCTACGCCTCTGACCTGTTCCGCACTCGCGGCATCGGCAAGATCGGCTTGGAAGACAGCCCGGACGATCTACCGGATTTAGTCGCGGAGATCCTTGCCCACGCGGTTGAGGTGCGACAGCGTCGCCGCTTGAGTCTTGGATATCGATCTCGTGATGCAGTCATCAATCGCGTGCGTGGCCGGATCGACGTCTTGACCACCGAACGCCATCAGTTGATGGATAGAGGCCTGGTGGCGTGCCGGTTCGACGAACTCACCTTCGACACACCACGCAATCGTTTCGTACGAGCAGCCTTGGAGTCCATCTCCAGGATCGTTCAGAGGAAGGACGTTGCCCATCGGTGCCGCGCACTTGCGGGTGGCATGAAGGCAATGGGTGTATCAGGGGACGCACCGACCCGCGCCCAAATGAGCACCGATCGTTTCGGCCGTAACGATGCGGACGACCGGTTCATGGTGGCAGCCGCAAAGCTGGCGTTCGACCTAGTGCTACCTACGGAGGCGTCGGGTGCGAATGTGCTCTCTCTGCCGGACCGAGAAGCGACGTGGGTACGTCGTTTGTTTGAGCGAGCGGTGGGCGGCTTCTACGAAGTCGTATTGAGTCTGCAGGGCTGGCGGGTGCTGTGCGGCGGGACGATGGGCTGGCAGATCGAGCAGAAGACAGCGGGGATCGACAAGATATTGCCGACCATGCGAACTGATGTCGTGCTCGACCACCCGTCAAACGGGCAGCGGATCGTCATCGATACCAAGTTCACCTCGATTGTGACGAGCGGTTGGTACCGTGAGGAAACCCTGCGCAGCGGATACGTGTACCAGATCTACGCCTATCTGCGCTCCCAGGTTGGGTGCGGCGATGCGCTTGCAGATCACGCGAGTGGATTGTTGTTGCATCCCGCGATCGGCCAGATGGTCGACGAGACAGTGCTGATCCAGGGGCATCGCATTCGTTTTGCCACCGTGGATCTGACTGCGTCGACGGCGGATATTCGATCGCAACTGCTGCGATTCTTTGACCCGATCCAGTCAGTGACAGGCCAGTGAAGAGCATGGATCGAATCTACATCGACACCTGGGCAAACATCAGCGCTGACGGTTGGAGCTCCCTCCTTCTGGGCAACGGCGCCAGCATCGCCATCCACAAGGAGTTCGCATACCCAACACTCCATGGCATTGCTGATGCAAAAGGACTGCTCGCCACTACTGCCCCAATATTCGCGAAGCTCGGGACAACCGACTTCGAGCATGTTCTGCTCGCGTGCTGGTATGCCGAGCATGTCAACGGGGCATTGGGGACGCCGTCGGCCGCCATCTCCGCAGCCTATGAGGAGGTTCGCACAGCGCTGATCGAGGCCGTGCACAGCGTGCATCCGGTGCATGCCGATGTTGCCACCGACCTACAGCGGGTCGGTGCGTTTGCAAGCGCGTTTCCCACGGTCGTCAGCCTGAACTACGACCTCACCTTGTACTGGGCCATGCTGCTGTTCAACGCGGCGCACGGAAGTTGGTTCAAAGACGCATTCCACGACGGGGAATTTCAGACGGATTGGGAATATCTGCGGCGACCCTATGGGCACGCTGCAGGAGCAACATTAGTTTTCTACCCTCACGGCAGTCTTGCGGTTGCTCGTGACTACCTTGGTGATGAGACAAAGCTTTCTGTAGGCGCGGGAGGCGCAGGTGACTTGCTTGGCACCATAACCCGGAGGTGGGCGTCCGGGCACTATGTGCCCGTGTTTGTTAGCGAGGGAACCAGTCATCAGAAGGTCGCTGCGATTCGCCGAAGTCACTACCTGACGAACGTATATGAAGAGGTGCTGCCCGCCCTTGGAGAGAGCCTGGTCGTATATGGCTGGAGCTTTGACGAGCGAGACCAACACGTGCTCGACGCCATCGCATCGAGTCCGCCAAAGCGAATGGCCGTCTCGGTTTTCACTGGTCAGCCAGATGGAGATCAGCAGGCGTTCTGCCACCAAGTGCTTAAGGCTGCTGGCCGGTCCTTGCCTGACACAGAAGTGATGTTCTTCGATTCGCGAAGCCCTGGATGCTGGAACAATCCATGATGCGGTGCTGAACCCTACTGCTCGCTGGCAACCTTCATCTCCCTGACCCACGTTTGCAACGCCCTTAGCTGCTCGGCGTTCTCGTGGCAGGTCTGGTAGTTGGCGGCAACGGTTCCGGCGACGGTAGAGAGCGCAATGCCCGCGGCGGCCGCATCAGCATCTCGGGCGGGCTCGGGCAGTTCACCGGCGGCGGCAGCGTCGTGCAGGCGCACAAAGCCACGGTTGATAGTGCAAGCAGCATCGGCTTGAACGGGCACATAGACGGGGACCTCCTTGATGATGGTGTCGCCCTTCTCGCGGACGATGCGGACGCGATCGACGTACTGCGTAACGACCTTGACGGTGGCTTGCGCCTGCCGTTCGCGGACGGCGGCGACTTGCAGGGCTTGTTGCTGGATGGCGGCATCCCATTGCGCTTGAACGTGGCTCGCACCCTTGATCCAGCCGAAGCCGACCAGGGCGACGCTGAGCGCCGCGAGGGTCAGCAGCCGGTACGGCCACGGAATCACGCTCACGACGCCTCCCCGATGCACTGCCGGTATTCGGCTTCTCGCCGAGTAGCCAGCCCGCCGCACAGCCGCGCGTTGGTAGGCTGCGCACAGTCCTTGCCCTGGAAGAAGCGCCAGCGCCGCAGCTCGGAGCACGCCCCGGCGTAGTCACCGGCATTGAGTTTCCTGACCAGCGTGGACTGGCAGAATGCGCGGCTGCCGACGTTGTAGGAGAAGCTCACCAGCGCGTCGTACTCGTGCTGGGCCAGCGGCACGGTCACGCATTGTTTGAGCGCCCCCTCAAACTGCTGCACATCGGTGAGCGCCCGAGCCAGCGCCTTCGGCGGCGTGGTGGTGTCACCCAGCTTCACCTCAGTGGTGGTGCCAAAACCAATGGTCGGCACATCGCCCTTGACCGGGATCACTGCGCGGTCGGTGTAGCCCTCGTGCAGCACGATGCCGACCAGGGCGGCGGCGGACAGCGTCAGTCCGGCCACCGTCCTGCGCATCACGGGTGATGGTGTCCGGGTCATCGGTGCATCTCCGGCTGCGCCACGATGCGAGCAACGGTTGCGCCGATGCTGGCGGCAAAGGCCAGCAGCACAAACGCACCGCGCGGCAGCACGTCCCCGAACAGCGGCACCACCACTTCCGCCGCCGTGAAGGCAGCGGCCAGCAGCGAGAAGCGGATACTCCAGGCCCGTCGCAACACGCGCCGCCAGTCGTCCAAAAGGCAGATCTTCGGCTTGGCGGTCATTGCACGCCTCCCATCAGCTTCAACTTTATGGCGGCCCCCACCAGCAGCGCGGCCAGGATGCCGGTGGTCACGACCTTGATGGTGGTCTGCCACGCCGTGCGGCGGGCATCGCGCCACGCTTCCAGCAGGTCGCGCAGTTCACGGATGTCGCGGGCTGCGTGGCCGTTTTCGAGGCCAAGGTGCGCCAGCACACGCTCGGCTCCGCGTTCTGCGGCGCGGTCGAGTAGTTCGTCGAAGTCCTCGCGTCGCAGCAGGAGCATGTTCTCGACGAGCGCAGGCTGTTGTTCGGGTTCGGTCATAGCAGTCTCCAGAAATGCGAAACCCGCCTCGTGGGCGGGTATCTGGTGGGTACGAAGATGGGAAATCAGATGGCGATGCCTGCGCTCCAGCCGGTGGACTTGTAGGCCGAGAGCTTGGCCTCGTCCTCGATGTAGCAAAGCCAGCCGATCTTGGGCGAGTGGTACTCCCAGGCATCGGCAATGCGCACCGCGATTTGGTTGGTTTTGCCTGCCCACACGCCCGTGGCAGCGGCAGGAATGAGGTAGCGGTCACCGTTGGCGGGGCTGGCCGGTGGCGTGGTCAGGTCGCGGTCTTTCACGGATAGGCCGACCACCGCGCCGAGGCGCTTGAGGTTGGCGTCCATGCCGGTGTCCCAGCCGCTCTCGCCGAGCGTCCAGCCGTAGTTGAGCCCAAGGTTCGGGTCGGTCGATGACATGGTCTATCTCCAGAGGTTCGATGCTTGGCGAATGCGCCGGACTGCCTCCGGATCGCCAGTTCGGTGGCTTTGCTGCGGGTGTTGTCGCCAATGACGCCCGACGATGGGCAGGTACAGCACGCCGCCGCGTTTGGCTACGAGCAGGGTCAGCAGCCAGTCGGCAAAGTTGTTGAGGTCGGTGGTTTCCTTGAGCACGGCTTCCACGGCAGATCGGCGCATCACGATCAGGCCGTGCACGTGGCTGGCGCTGTTGGCGTGTTGCCAACGGCTGTAGGCCAGACGCCGCACGGCAATGTCCTGGCCGTTTTCGTCGGTCAGTGCTTCGTCGGTGTAAGCCATCACGGCCTGCGGGCAGGCATCCAGCGCATCGGCCAGTTGTGTGAAGGCACTGGCTTCGTACAAATCGTCGGGATCGACAAAGGACACCAGCGGCAGCGTGCCTTGTGCATAGCCTGCCGCGCGTGCCTCGCCGATACGCCCCGGAATGCCGGGCAAAACGTGCAACTGGATCGGTGCGTCCTCGAGGCTGGCGATGCAGGCCTCACGCCATTCGGCAGGCTCGTTCAGGGTGAGCAGATGAACATCGATGCGCGGCTCCATCACACACCTCCCCAATACTGTCCCCAGCGCAGGCCGTAGCCCGCGCGATCCATGACCCGCACCTGCCGCTGCCAGCTACTCAAACCATCGCGCTCGGCACTGATCTCCACCGTGATGCGGTCGCCCAGCGCACCGGCATCCAGCGCGGCCACTGCTGCCGTCCAGATGTAGGCGGTGCCGAGCAGCCCCGTCTCGTTACGAACCAGCACGTTGTTGCGATTGCGGATGTGTACCGTGTAGGTCACGCCCAGCTCCGGCCCGATGTCGCCCTCGTCTTGCTGCACGAGATAGGCGGTCTGCTGCGTGCGGTCGCGATGGGCCCATGCGACGGTGAGGTCACCGGCCACCACGACAGGATCAGTCTGGTCATTGAGGCGGATACGACCGGGTGGATACGGCAAAGCCTGCCGACCGGCCAGCACCATCGGCTGCCCATTGGCGGCCAGCACAGGATCGCCCTGATCGGTCGATGTGCGAGGAATCGCGCCCACGAACACCGACTCGCCTGGGGCACGCTCCGCACCTTCGGATGCCAGCCATTCGCCGACACCGATCAACCGAGTCCCCGAGGCATGTGCTTGGGGTGTGGTGTCGAGCACGCCGCGTGCGAGATCGATGGTCGCGTCGGCGGCATCGAAGGCCAGGACGGCAACGGCCTCGGCAATCGCCCCACTCGCATCCACGAGATAGGCGTAGTCGCCCACGGACAGCCTTTCCGGCTGGCTGATGGCGGTCACTGGCACACCGACGGCAACAGCCTCACTGGCAGGCAGTGCCACATCGATCGTGAGAAGTGGCGCGTAGTCCTCGCTGGCCACGCTGGCGATTTCACTGGCCGAGGCACCGGTGGCGAGCTGCCAATTGAGCTGGCCCGCACCACCCACTGCGGCCAATGCGCCAAGCGCAGCATCGGTGTCGGTCAGGTAGTCCAGTTCGGCTCGTGACAAGGTGCGCGCCAGTTCCCAGTACGGAATTTCCACCGCCAGCACCAACGCAGGCGGCAGCGGCTCCAGGGTTGGCTCGTCGATGATCGGTGGTGGCGGTGCCAGCACCGCGTTATCCAGCCCGAACACATCCTCCATCGCCTCGATGCGCCACTCAGATGACCCCAGCGTGCCGGTATCGATGCCGGTCACACGCACCACCATCTGGTCGATGCCCAAGCGCGGCCAGTTGAGCAGGAACACGTCACCAGGCAGCGGCGCGCGTTCCAGCGTGTCGGGTGCCACGGTCAGGCTCATCCGCGCCAGGGGTGAACCCAAGGCACGCAAATCTCGCAGCGCCAGACGCGCGGCCAGCGGGCCATAGTTGACGCCTGGGTAGTCGCGGCGTTGATTGATCACGCCACCTTGCAACTGGATGGCGGCGAGGTTCTCCACGGTGACGGTGGTGTCGCCGCCCGTTTGCCAGTCGGTGTAAACCACGGTCAGCTCGTTGGGCAGCTCACCCCATTGCGCGCGCTCGAAACGCTCCAGCCGCACGATCTCGTCCGGCCCTAACTGCGGCAGACTATCGATCCAGTAGTCATCGCGCAGCAGCTTGAGCTCAAACGTGCCTTGCTCCGGATCGGTGTAGAGGATGCCGCCGATGTGGTCGATGACCTGACTGATGAAGCTCTCGATGGGCTGCTGGCGCGTCCAGATCAGATTCAGACCAAAGCCTTCGTCCGACAGGGCCCATGCTGCATTCCAGAAGCTCCAGCCGATGCTGTCCTGCGGGTAGCCCATGCCCCAGTGCGGATCGGTCAGGCATTGCACCAGGATGTGGGCTGGGTTCATGCCGACACTGATCTCGCGGCCCTGATTTTCATCCCAGGCACGGACTTCGGCATTCCACTCCATCCACTGGTAGTCGTTCCAACCCGCCGTGAAACGGCGCACGCGCACTGCCCACGGCTTGATGTACGGGTTGTTGGCCGCGAACAGGATCTTGCGCGCCACCAAGGACAGCACGCCCCGGAAGGCTGGAATGGCGCTGCCAAGGCGGCTCATCAGATAGTCGTTGCGTCCCTGTCCAGGGCCGCCAGGCAGTACATCGATGTTGCCGACCACGCCACCTTCACGCTCGTCACCACCAAACAGCGTGGGCTTGTTGATGCTGAGAGTGGTCAGGCCGTGCCCGCTAGACAGCGGCGCACGGTCGGCATCACCCCACGCAGTGCGGTCGCCCATCTGGATCTCCTGCACGGCATCGACCGGCCCCTGGCATAGCACCAGGTGCAATCCCATCCGGTAGCGGTAGCCGACGGTTTGCTTCTTGCTGCTGCCACCCATCAGTGCATCTCCTGCCGGGTACGCGCGTGCTCGACCACGCGCAGCGCCATCGCGTCATTCGTGGCCAGCAGGGTTTCGGCATCAAGTCCCTTCCGCAGAAAGGCGCGGAAGTCCAGGCCATGCCGCTCGAACCATGTACGCGAGCCGTTCACGCACAGGCCGACGGCGCGCACGTCGTCGATAGTGACGATCACGCTGGTGCTCATTTCTTGCCGCCTTTCTTGCGGATCGGCTCGGCTTCCAGATCGCCGTACCAGACCACGTTCGCGCCGCGCAGCAGCACGGTGCCGAACACGACGGGAATCGGTCTGCCTTCTTCTGCGGTTGGGGCATCGACATCGGACAGCGATGCCGGTTTGGGCTCGGGCGGCTTCGGCGCGAGCGCGACCGAAACCAGCGCCGCCACCACGATGACGACGAGGTACCACATGGCGATTTCTCCGGGGATTCAGAACACGCCTGTCGAGAACGGGTTCTTGCTTGGGATGGCGGGAAAGCCGCCGTAGTTGTCGAGGTTGTCGAAGCGCGTCTGACAGGTGGCCGTGCTGTGATCGCAGCCGACGGTCAGCAGCACTTCCGTGCCGGGCTCAAGGGCCGCTGGATACAGCAGCTCGACGCCGCTGCCGTAGTCGCCGATGATCATGTGGCGCGCACCGTCCGGGGTTTGTAGCCAGCCACCGGCCAGGCCGCCGCTGACCCAACCCGGTACACCACCATCGAGTTCGACACTGCGGCCATAGACCTCCAGGACGATGGCGCTGGCCGTAATCGGCGAAGCCCCGCAGGCCGCGGAATACAGAACGTGGGAGCACTTGCGGCTGTAGAGCCGCCGCAATCCGATACGTTTGAGACTGACTTGCGCCGACTCGCAGCGAACGCGAGCGACATCGTCAGCGACATCGACGCCCAGCACCCGGCCCATCCAGCGCGTGCCGGAGATCCACCAGTAGTCGCCCCAGGTGTCGCGCCGTCCGATCCGCAAGGTGACCGAGGTGGTATCCCCGGTGAGCGACGTGGCCAGCAGGTGGCGCACCAGATCGCAGTTCGGCGGCAGTTTCAGATCCAGCGCCGATTTGGCGACCTCGGCACCCAGCGCCAGTTCGTTGCGTTCGATGGACAGGCTTGCGTACAGATTGCCATCGAGGTCGACATCGAATTCGTGCGGCGTCAGGTAGAACTGCGCGCTGTTGCTGGCGAAGGCGTATAGCTCGACTTCCAGCAAGGGATTCTGGCTCATCGTGCTTACTCTCCCTCGTAGGTTTGACGGTCATTGCCGCGTGGTTCGGGCAACTGACGCGCTGTCAGGGTGATCTCCAGCAGCGTCGGGCTGTGCCAGTACAGATCGATGGCATCGTGGTCGAGGCGGCAGCGCACGAGGCGAATGACGCGGCTGCCCGTGGGCACCCAGTCATCGAGGCCCGAGCGCAGCACCAGCACACCGCCTTGATCCAGATGGCAGGTCGCCGTCAGGGCGTACTGCCTATAGCCGTCTGGATGCACGATCAAGCAGGCGGCGGGGCGATGCCAAAAATCCGAAATTCGCGCGGAGATGTCTTTGCCTTCCACGCGCAGGTAGCCATCTTCGGGATCGGCCTCTGCCGTCACCCACAGGATCGGAGCCAAGCCATCGGGCAGCCAGAAGGCTTCCAGACGGCCTTGGGTTTGCCACAACCGCGCCCGCCAGATCTCGATTTCATCGAGTGAGCTGGCCAGATAGCGCCGTTGCAAAGCTGTCGTCGCCCAGGGATCGTCCCGGCGCACCCACGGATCTGCAGGCGAGAAGTCTTGTCGGGTGATCGTGGCTTGCGCGACGGTCGTCGGATCGTCACGCCAGTTGCCATCGGGCCAGACCGGAATCTCGTCGAGCCACGCGTCGTCGAGTGCATCCATGTCCGGCGTTTGCGCGGGCGTGACAGTCGTGGTGACGCTGCCGCCGACCATCCCCGGCACCCACTGGGTCAAGTCCGCCGGATCGACAGCGCGTCCCCACACCAAGGGCATCACGCTGCTACCGGCTCCGGCAGCACGCGCCAAGGGTTCGGCCAGCCACAGCAGATCGGTTTCCACGTCGCTGAGTTTGGCAACTTGCCAGCCCTCGGGCGCAATGATCAGCACCCAGCGTTCGTCGCTGTCCCAGCCCTGCACGCCGTCATAGGTCAGACGCAGCGCGGCAGCCGGTGGGCCAAAGCGCCGCCAGTCAGCCTCCGACACCCCGAGATTCAGCGCGCCCTCCTCAGCGTTCTCAGTGAGATGAACGGCGTACTGTGGCAGGGGCCACCACGCGGCCTGGCCCAGATGATCGGCCAGCCAGTCGGCCACCAGGGCATCGGTCTGGCGGGCGTTGCCTACTTTGTAGGTGAGCCAGCGCCGGGGAATGCGGCGGCGTGCCTGCCGGGATTCGTTGCCGCTGGCCAGCCGCGTGACGCTGGTCTGCCACTCCAGCCGTTCGACGAGGGGCTCCATCCAATCATGACGGAAGGCAAACACGCCGCGTTGCGCATCCGGCCAAGGTTGGTCGCCAAAGGCATTCATACCGGTGGCGACGATGGCGCTCGAGGCCGTGTCCCGGCGCAACACTTCGACCAAGAACGTCGGTGCATCGATGGGTGGCCAGGGGCCCGCCAAGGATTCCGCCAGCAGGCTGGCCGCCAGATTGGGCGGCAGCGGAGCGACAGCTGTTTCCGGCGTGAAGCTGGCTGCGCTCGCCCCGAAGGTGGCGCGCGAGAGCACCTCACTCTGAAAAACGGGTAGTTCGCTTCCCGGCGTTGGCTTGCTGGAAACCTCCGCGAGGTCTTGAACGAGGACGCGATCCGTCATGCCGACTCCACGCCGAACTCAGCGGCATTGAAGGCGGCCTCCGTCCACTGCACGTTGCCGTTTGGATTACGCTCGAACAGCGTGCTCTGCCAGGCCAGTTGCTCCTGCAGGATGATGTCGGTGCTGACGGCACTTTGTGCACCACTGACCACGAGGCCTTTGACCTTGCCCAGACCGGCGTCGGTCTTGCGGGCCAGCATCGTGAGCTGGACGCCGTAGATGGCGGGCGTGGCCATCACCGGCAGCGGTTCGACATCGAAGGACTGGCGCAACCCCACGTTCGGCGCATTGATCGCCGTAGCTTCGTCCTCGTCGCTCACGGCTTCCCATGCGGCGGTAGCGACCGGGCTGGCCGTCCACTGGTTCAGGCTGCCATCGGCCTGTGCCTGCAAGGCATCGACGCGCACATCACCGAGGAAGGTGTTGTTGATCGTGCCGCTGGTGTCGGCGATATAGAAGTCGTCGACGTCGATGGTGAGCGGACAGCTCTGGCCGGGCACGGCACCCACAAATGCCGTGAGCAGTTGGCCACCGCCCTGGATGGTGTTCTGCGCAGTCATCTGTATGGCCAGGATGCCGTTGATGCGCACTGACAGAATGCCGTTGCTGGTGCCTTGCGTAACCTGCAACTCGATGTAGTGCCAGCCGCGCGCCGGGGCGCTTGCGACTGAGACAGAGATCAACTGGTCATAGCCGTATTGCCAGCGGTAGAGCTTGAGCCGACCGTCCTCGCCGATTTTCACGAGATGCGCGACCTGCGAGTTGGCGTCACGCACGCCCAGCAGCAGTGGCTCGGTGTAGGTGTTTTCAAAGGAGACCACGCGAATGGCCGCCCCGACGATCAGGCTGGTCTTGGTGGCGTCGAGGTTCTTGACGTAGCCACCACCAGAACCCTCCGGAAAACGCAGGGCATAGGAGGACGGACGACGGCCATTGATCCTGGTGGCCTGCGGTGACAGATACGCCGCTTTGCCACGCGCAAGCCACGGATCGCCAAAGCTGTCCACGGCCTGCGGGTCGTAGTGATCGAAACCGTCGATGAACAGAAGTGCCATTGGACTTTCCCCTAAAGATTCAGCTTTGCAGCGCCGAGCGGATGGCCCGTGCATTGCGCCCGATGATGTTGACGATGACCCGCTCTCCGGCAGGCGACTGCAGGTGATCGTGGGTCACGCCCGGATCGACCGCGTTGACGATGCGCACGGCCTGATTCATCTGCGGCTGCGCGGGCGGCACTTTCACCTCCGGTACTAGCCCGCCCGCTGCGAATGCCAATTCGCCGCCCTTGAAACGTGGGCCTGCCGACAAACCGTTGAGCGAATCGAGGAAGGCCACACCGACCTGGCGCACGGCGGCAGCACGCACCACGTACTCGCCTGCGGACAGACGCGCCGGGATCGAATCCGAGGTGGCGCTGCCCGGCCCGGAGACCAGACCGCCGCCCGCGAACTTCTTGATGCCACCCAAGAGCGCCATCACAGCGGCGACCATCGCCACCATTGCGGCGATGGCCAGTCCCGGTCCAACGATGGGAATCGAGGCTTGCGACGCCGCCGCCCCGGCTCCCGCCTTGGCTGCATCCATCGACACCACGGCGGTGGTTTCGGTGGTCTTTTGCGCGACCTTGGCGGCGCTGGCCGCCGCATCGACGGTCTGCTCCTGCTGGATGAAGCCGAGCTTGAGCGCCAGCATCCGCGCCTGCATGGCGATCCACTGCTGGAAGGGCTGGATCACGATTTGCTGCAGGAAGGCATCGGCCACCTGCTGAAAGATGCTCGCCAAGGCACTGCGCCAGGTCTGCGCGCCGGTGATCATCCCGTTGAGCGCACCGCCGAAGCTCTCGCCGATGCGATTCCACAGCGGGGCCATTTCATCGACCGTGAGCTTGGTGCGATCCAGCTCGTTGCGCCACGCTTGTACCCGAATCACCGCATCCGGCCCGATGGCCTGCGCCGCCTGTTGCATGGTCGGCAACAAACGCTCCATCTCGGTGGCCGATTGCTGTTGCAGGGCCACGATCTGCTGACGCGCCTGTGCTTCGGTCAGTAGTCCAGCCTGTTGCTGGGTCTGGATCGCCTCCTGCGCATTGCGCAGACGCTCGGTGACCTGCCGCCATTGGGCTTCCAGCGCCGCCAGATTGGCCTGCGCCGCTTTCACATTGATCAGCCGATCAATGAGCGACACGCCGTCGGCATCGCTTTCTGCCGCCAGTCGCGCCCGTAGATCGCGGTAGCTGCGCTCGATGGCGGCTTGCCGGTCGGTATCCGTCGCCGTGCCGGTGATCTGTGCCAGTTCCTCACGTGCCTGCGCCAAGGCGTCGGCCAATTCGCGCTCGGCTTGTGCCGCCTTGCGGGCATTGGCCTGCTCGATGTCCGTGCGCCGGTTGTTGAGCGTGATGAGGTCCGCTTCCGCCTTGGCGACCTCGGCCTTGGCTTTCAGGCGGTCGTTTTCCGATTTGCCGGTGGTGACGACTTGCTGACTGCGGGCCAGTTCCTGCTGCTTGCGGGCAATCTCGGCATCAACCTCGCGTTGCTCGAGGGCCGTTTTCTGCGTGTAGTAGTCGCGCACCGAAACCAGACGGTCTTCGAGTGCAGCGTCCAGCGCAGTTTGTTGCCGGGCCAGGCCGTCCTTGAGCAGGGCGAACTCGGCGTCCAGCTGCGCTTTCATCAGCGTGGTTTGCGCGCCGGTCGTGTCCTGCGCTGGCTTGACGGCTTTGGGCTTGGTCAGGCGTTGAAGCAGTTCCGGATCGGCCTGGATCTTGGGTGCCTTGACCTCGATGGGCTTGGGGTCGAACAGGCTGTCACGGAAGGACGCCAGTTCATCCAGCCGTTTGACCAGATTGCCTTTGAGGTCGGCAATGATGGCCTTGGCCCCTTCGGTGTTGCCCTTGAGCGCCTCCACAGCGGCGGCGACACCCGCGCCAATGGCTTCGCCCAAGGCGACGAATGCCTTGCCGACGGTGGCGGCACCGAGGGCCAGCGTCTTGAGCACCAACACGATGCCGTCCAGGATCACCCGCAGCGTGCCGCCTTGCTTGGCCGACTCGACCATGCCACCGGCCATGTCATTCAGCGCAGGCAGCAAGGAGGCGATGATCTGGTTGCCGATGCTCTGGGTGGCCAGCTTCAGCTTGTCGAGCGCGTCGTTGAAATTGCCCGCCTGTGCGGCGGTGTCAGCGGACAACTGCAACCCGAGTTCAGCCGCCTCCTGCTTCAGCGCACCAATGCCCTCCCGCCCTTGGTTCAGGAAGGGGATCATCTCCGCACCGGCTTTGCCGAAGATATCGACCGCCAAAGCCGCTTTCTCAGCGCCATCGGGCATGGCCTGGAAGCGGTCGGCCAGATCCAGCAATACCTGTTCGCTGTCGCGTAGGGTGCCGTCCTGGTTCTGGACCGCCACCCCCAGCGCTTCGAAGTTCTGTGCCGATGCCTCCGAGCCGGTTGCGGCCTCCAGCATGCCGGTGGCCAGCTTCTTGAGCCCGGCTTCGAACTTCTCGGTGGACACCGCTGACAACTCGGCGGCCGGCACCAGCAGCGACAGCGATTCGACGGCAATGCCGGTACGCTGCGCCATCTCGTCCAGCGCATCCGCCGAATCGATGCTGGACTTGATCATGGCCCCGATGCCCGCCAGCGAAACGCCCACGCCGAGGTTGGCCAGCACGCCGTTGACGCTCTTGGCGGTGTCGGTCAGGCCACCTAAGCCCCGCTTGATCGAGTCGAAAGCGGTCTTGGTCTGGTCGACGGCACTGATCAGGATTTGGGCACGATTGCTTGCCATCAGACTTTGTCCAGTTCTTGTTGAATCGCCCGAGCCAAGGCAGGGAGCGCACGTTGCACGCCGCCCGCCAGATTCAGTCGCCGTTTCAGATCGACGCGCTTGACCAGCACGGCGATGGGAATTTCCTGACCGCGCTTGATCTGCTTGGCCCCGGTGCGAGCACGCTCAGCGCGCTTGAAGCGATTGAGTTGTGATGCGTTCTCTTTGATGTTCTCGGCCATCAGCAGCACGCGACCGTTCTTCTCGATGAAGAAGGCATTGCCCGAGCGCATCAGGCCGTCGATTACCGCCTTGAAGCGCTTGGGGCCGATGCGCCCGGGCAGCAGCGGTATCAGCAAATTGCCGCTCACCGTGCCGCCTTTTTCGTGCAGGCCGAGCCAAGGAATCTTGCTGCCGACCAGCAAGGCAGGCAGTTGCTCCGGCTTCTTGTCGAACACCTTCACGCCCATCGAGGAGATGAAGCTGTTGCGCTTGACGGTGAAGGCACTGCGCATCTCGGACCGTGCTGCATCACGCACCTCGCGCCCACCCGATTGCATGCCCTTGGCGACAGCGGTGTGGATGGCACGACGCCGCTCGGTGCTCCATGTCGCCAACTGGCGCGGGTCCAGCAAGCCGGTGGTGGTCAGAGACAGGCGCACGTTTTAGTCCTTCAGGAGATCGCGTTGCAGTTGTTCGATGCCACGCTTCTCGCCCTGGGACGCCACGGCATGGATGCCGAGCAGCTGGGCAAGTTGCTGCCGTTCGATCTGTCCGTCGGCATCCAGAAAGGCTTGCGCCTGAGTGAGCGTGTAGGCCATCACGTCGCCCAAGCGGTGCCCAGCGCGGATCAGGCGGGCAATGGCACTGTCCCAGCCGAGGTCGTCAGTGAGCGCAGCGTCGGCGCGAGTCGCTGGGCCGCGCCCTGAATCGCCGGGACGACGTGCGCCACGAAAAAATCCGCGTTCACCTCGAACACGGCGGCGGCCAGTTGCACGGCGTCCTCCAGCGACAGGTCGTTGATCCACGCGCGTTCACGCCGGGTGGTGATCGCCAGCAAATCCAGCACGGCATCGCCGTGCCGTCCCAGCAGCGCCATCCAGTCCGGATCGCTGGTGACTTCCTCGGCCAGCGGGCGCACCACGGCCAGCAGCCGTGGCAACTCACCCAGCCGGATCGGCGTCAGTTCCAGCGCGGTGCCAGACAGCGTCACGACCACAGGCTCAGGGGGGAAGGTCTTGAAGCCGTCCATCACAGCAGCACCAGACGGCCGAACTGGCCGAGATCACCGCCGACTGGCTTGGTCAGATCCGCCAGTACCTGGCCCGACAGCTCGAACTTCAGCAGTTCGTCCGTGATGATCGAGAGTTCCTTCGCCGGGTTGATGGCCACGCGGTAGAGGTCGATCACCACCTCGCGGTTGCCGTCGGCCGTGTTGAGCCCCTCGAAGCGAATCCAGCGCTCGGGCAAAGGCTGGGTGAACATCGCCGTGCTCTGCGCTGCGCCATAGGCGTAATCGACGGTGAACGGCTCGGTGTACGGGCCGCCCGACGTGGCATCCAGCACCACCAGTGAACCGTGCTTGGCATTGACGCTGTACTGGCTGACCGGGAGCGTCTGGGGCGTGGCATCCGAGTCCTGGATCTGCACCGCCGACACGTTTTGCATGGCCAGCGGGTACAGACTGCCCGGCGTCACTGGGTTGGGCAGCAACTCGCCGGTTACCGTGCCGGGGGTGATCGTGGTCGTGGTGCCGTAGAGCGCGAGCGCCAGGTTGGTGGCGATCAGCTCTTCCAGCGTGCAGGCGAACTCGCCTTTCTTGGTCTTGATGAGCTGCAGGTCGGTCAGGCGCTGACCCGACTGCGCTTCCTGTTGCTCGATGGTGTCTACCGACAGCGACACCTTCAGCTCGGGCACGTTGCCAACGAAGGTCAGTCCGGCCGGGTTGCCGAGTTCATCACGTGCGCCGATGTAGACGCGGCCTTGTCCGGAAAAGTAAGCCATGTTCAGTCTCCTTGGGTGGCTGCAGTTGTGGAAACACCGGACGTGGCATCACGGCGGGTGGGTTTGGAATCGGTGGCGGGGGTGGCCGCTTTGGCCGTGCCTTGCGCGATCAGCCAACGGGCGCTGGCGTCATTCAGATCAAGGCGATCACCCACCGCGAGGCGTTTGCCTGCGTGGGTGTGGGGTTTGAGCAATTCGATGTGCATTGGGGATTCATCCTGTTTGGGTCAGATCAATGGCGTGGGTGCGGTAGCGGATCTCGTAGCGGGCTGGGAGTGCTGCGGCCCCGGCATCGGCGTCGTCGAACTCCCATTCGCAGTCGATCTCGCGCACGGCGATAGCCAGCCCGCCCAGATTCGGGTCAGCCAGCAAAGCCGCGTGGGCTGCGACCAGGGCCTGGTCGGCCACGTCGAAGGCATCCGCGCCGCGTGCCACCACGGCAAGCCGGACGATCAGCAGCCGGTCGACGAGGTGGTTGGCGTGGGCGGTGATGCTGTCGCCATCGACGAAAAGCAGCAGCGACGGACTGGCCTCGCGGGTGACCGGAACGGCTGGCATGCGCAGCACCGGGATCGGGGCAATTGCAGATGCCAGGCGCGTGACGATCTCCCGCAAGACGCGCTCGCGGACGGAGTTCATGGGGCGTTCCTCAGAGTTGGGAGAGCGAGGCGCGACGCTCGGTACCGTCGCCGATGGCGCGCACGTCGCGCACCTGATAGGCGTTGCCTGCTACCTCGACCGTGTCCCCGGCGGCCAGCGTAAGCCAGGACGCCGGGTAGTCGATCTGGTAGTCCCGCGACAGCGCGAAACCATCCAGCACGGTTTCGTCCGGAGCGCGGAAGGCGCAGTGCACAGTGTTGCCCGCCACCGTGATGACGGTGAGCAATCCGGAATTGCGTGCGGCTTCGTACAGCGTCGCGACGTCCATCAGGCAGAGATCAGCTTGATCAGTACGCCCGGGCGGTGGCACATCGGCAGCGGGTTCGATTGCGTGTGCAGATCAGTGCCCCGGTCGAATTTGCGCGGCTCCTGCTTGGCATATAGCGGCTGGCCGATGGTGTTCACGGTCTCGTTGAAGTCCGCTGGCGCGAAGTAGGTTGCGAAGGTATCCACCGTGCCGACCGGGAATGCATGGGCTTCACCGGCGGCGATGAAGCGGCGCGACCCCAGCGTGCCGTCGGCCTGCACGAAAGAAGCCTGGCCACGGTATTCCTCGAAGGTGATGCCGCTGTAGCTGAAGCCCGAGCGCATGTCGTTGATCAGTACCGCACCCTGTTGCCAGTTCTGATAAGCAGTTTTGACCTCCTTGTGGGTGGTCAGCGCTCGGAAGAACTCGGTCGAGCACAACACATGCACGCCGGTCGAGAACTCGCCGGTGAGCCCATCTTCCATGAGCCCAAGCAGCTCCAGGCAGGCACTCTTGATTTGCCCGTTGTCGGCCGCCGTCGAAAACTCGAAAGACACCGATTGCGCGGTGATGTCGAACTCATCGAACAAATCGACCAGCTCGCTGCCGTCGGCATCGAGGATCTTGCCCTTGAGCGCGCCCATGCGCAGGTGCTCCAGGGTGATCGCGTGCTTGTTGCGCATGGTTTCCAGATGACGGGCCATGACACCACCGATGGCCTCCATCTCGGTTTCAGAGCCGAAGGCGCGCAGGCCTTGCACCTCTTCCGGCAGCACCACGTCGTCGTGCGGGATGTGCGGGATCACGAAGGAGCGCAGGTTCCGCTTGCCACGTTCACCGACCGTGCCGGGCGAACCGGGCGCTCGGGTGGGCAGCAGGTTCAGACGACCGGCGTACTCCTCGACGATGATCTGCCGAGTGCGAACCGGCTTGGCCGGGAACAGGTTGAGTTGCTCCAGCCGCCCGTAGCGGTTGGGCAGGAGGTTGATGGCGGCCGTCAGGCTGGCCATCGAGAAGCCGGGGTTTTCAAAAGGGTTCTGCATTTGGGATCTCCAGAAATGACGAAACCCGCCAGTGGCGGGTTTTCGGGGGAGTGAGATGGATCGTTGGGACGGGATCAGGCGCTATCGCGCACCAGCACCCCAAGGGCGGAGAGTTGGGCAACGGCAGTTGCCTTCTGCGCAACCGTGAGACCGGTCGGCCAGACCAATGCGCCTCGCGCGACGATGGCGTGGCGGGCGATCAAGATCGCGTCCTCGCGTTCAATCAGCGTCGCATCGACGTCATTGCCAAGCACGCCAACGGCGATTTCCGTACCGTCCGTAGCGCTCGGGTCGATTACCTTGAGCTTGGCAGTGGCTGTTTCGCGGCCCACCACGGTGCCCAGCGACAGGTTCTGCGCGGCAGCGACGGTGTCCTGGTCACGCGAGTAGAGACTCGGCGCTTCGTGCTTCAGCAGGTCGCCGAGATTCTTGGGTTGAGAGACAGTGGGCATGGCTTACTCCTTGGCGGTGAGTTTTTTGACGGCAGCGACCACCGGACTGTTTTCCGGGCGCTGACTGGTTCCTGCATCGGCGGTGATGCGCGAGGCGATTTCGGGTTGGTCGGCACGAGCATCCAGCAAGGCGCGACGCACCTGCGCTTCCGAGAAGCCTGCTGCGAGGAACTCCGCTGTGCGTTGCGACTGGCCCGCGATCAGGCACATCTCTGCGATGGCCTGCGCTTGGCCGCGCCCGCTGGCGAAGGACTGCGCCAGTGCGGCTTGGGCAGCAGGCGTCGATTGCGGATCGCTGTCGGTCTGCGGCTGGTCTCCCTGTGGGTCGGTGTCGGCCGGATCGCTCGGGTTTTTGTGGTCGTCTTTGGGGTCGGTCATGGTGTTCTCCAGGGTGAAAGGTTTGCTTCGGGGCGGGTTTGAAATGGATTGAGTGGACAGGCTTCGCGGCGAGGCGCGGGCCACGCCGGGCTGCGCCAACCGCTGCTTGGCCGCCAACGCGTCGGTGAACTCGGTCATCACCGCATCAAACGGCATCACCGCGTCGGCGAGGCCTGCTGCCACCGCCTGCTCGCCATAGAACAGCCCCGCTTCGGTGGCGCGCACGGCATCCGGATCGATGCCGCGCATCTGTCCGACCTGATTCACGAAGATGTCGTAGAGGCGATCCACCTCGGTCTGCAACGCGGTGGTGGCCTGGGGGGTGAGTGGCTCGTGCGGGGAGAAATCGTTCTTGTGGCTGCCCGCGAAGACAGCGGTGTAGTTCAGGCCGTCCTTGGCGTCCTTCACCGACTGGTCGACGTGTAGCGCGATCACGCCAATCGACCCGACGCCAGCGGTCTGCGACAGCGTCAGGCGCTGGCAGGCTGCCGCGATGGCAAAAGCCGCCGAGTACGCGGCATCGTTGGCGTGCGCCCAGATCGGCTTGATGGTGCTGGCAGCGCGGATGCGCTCGGCCAACTCGAACACACCCGATGCCTCGCCGCCGGGCGAATCCAGATCGAGCAGGATGCCCGCCACCTGTGGGTCGGCCAGCGCGGCGTCCAGTCGGGCTTCGATCTCGCCGTAGGACATCAGGCCAGAGGCGGCTTCGATACCCATCGAACGTCTGACCAGAGTGCCGACCACCGGGATGACGGCAATGCCCGCCTGACCCGATGTGGCGTTCTGGCGCGGCATGGGCAGCGGCATCGCCATGTCCAGATCGGGCAAGCCGATGCGGGAGCCCAGCACGGAGAGGATCACGTCGAGTTTGGGACGCGCAATGAGGAGCGGCGTCCCGTAGAGGCGGGACGCCAGATGAACGAGTTGCATGTCAGTTGTCCTGTTGGTCTTGCGGCACGGCCACTGTGGCGGCCGCATTTATGGGAGCGCCCGATGCCGATGGTTGGGGCGCTTTGTCGTGGCGCGGGTCGGAGTCAAAGACCAGACCGAGCTCATCGGCACGCTGGTTGTCGGCGGCGATCTCGCGGTCGATGTCCTCAGCGTCGTAGCCGAAGGCCGAGATGGCTTCCGAGCGAGACAGCAGCCCGGCGCGAATGGCGGTCAGCATCGCGTCGAATTCCTTCTTGGGATCGACCCACTGCCAACCCTGTGGAATCCATTTGGCCGCGAAGTAGTCGCGCTTCTTCTCGGTGAACTGCGGCAGCGCCAGCGCGCCTTCAAGTAGCGCCTGCTCCATCCAGGCACGCCAGATCGGGCGGCACAACTGGTGGACGATCACGCCGTGCTGGATGGCCTCACAGCGGCGGCGAAACTCCAGCAGCCCGGCCCGGATCGACGAATAGTTCACTTGCGTCAGGTCGCCGGTCAGCATCTCGTAGGTGATGCCCATCGCCGCTGCCACCGCCCGAAACTGCATGCGCAGGAATTCGGCGTAGCTCGCGCCAACGTCGGCGGGCTGACTGAACTTCACGTCCTCGCCGGGCTCCAGGATCTGCATCGTGCCCGGCTCCAGCCCGGCCAATGCCGCACCGCTGGCATCCGGCAAGCCTTCACCCATCAGGTTGTCCTCAGGTGACAGGCGCGTGATGAAGCCCGCGAACATCGCGGCGGTTTTCTTGCGCACGAGCTCGGCATCGTCGTACTGGTCGAGTTCGTTGAGCTTGACCAGTGCGCGCGCCAGCCACGGTTCGCCCCGGATCTGTCCGGGCCGCAAGGGACGAAACAGGTGGATGATTTCACTGGCCGGGACACGCACTGTGTCGAGACCGCCCACCACGCCACCGGTGCCTGACATCGGGGCCAGTGAGCCATCACCCGGATGCGAGCGATACAGGTGGTAAGCCACCCGCCGTCCGAGCTTGTCGAACTCGATGCCCGCACGGATGACGTTTCCGGAAGCCAACTCCTGATTCAGCGTGGCTGGCAGGTGTTCGGGTTCGAGCAACTGCAATTGCAGGCCCACCGGCAGGCCATCTTCCGGGCGGCGATAGCGCAGCCGCACCAGGCATTCCCCGCCTTCGAGCATGGCGCGACAGGCCAAGGCCTGCAGGCCGTAGAAATCGGTCAGTCCGGCGGCATCGGCTTCCTCGCACCAGTCCCACCACAGGCTGTGGATCGCTTCGCGCAGGGGCTGATCGGCCAGCATGCTCTGCGGCTTGATGCCGGTGCCGATGGCGTTCGAAACAAAGGCCTCGACGCCTGCCGCTGCCCAGGCATTGCGGCGTACCAGATCGCGGCTCTTGGCGCGCAATTGGTTCTGGGTGAACGCCAGTGCTGCGACTGCACCGGGATTGCCGACCTGCCACGCCAAGGCGCGACGGCCACTACCGATGCCGTCATAGAACGGCGTGCCGCCAAGCAGGCTCATGCCGACGCGTCTACGCATTCGGTCAAACCATTGCATGTTCAGAACCCTTTACCGGTGGTGACCCGGATCTGGCGTGGTGCGCCGGGCCACAGCCCGGTGTCCACAGCCTGCTCGAAGAGGTCGCGCTTGACCGCCGCAATGGCGGCCTGGAGTTCATCGACGCTGCGGTACTCGACGGTCTTGTCGCCAAAGGTCACACGCTTTTCGCCCTTGACCAGCGCCGCTTCCAGTGCGTCGAGATGTGCTTGTGTGTAGGCCATCAGCGGTACACCGTGAGGTTGATTTCGGAGGAGTCGTCGAACGATGCAGACGTGGTGGCGCAACTGATGTCGACGTACTGAGCGGTCTTCTGGTCGGTACTGGATCGCACGATGGCAATGCGCTGCGTGCCGCTGTTGGTGCTGCTGCGGGCAAGCGCCGTCCAGCAATAGTTGGCGTCGGTCATGGCAACGGCGAAGGTCACGCGGTAGCGACCTGCCGCCGTCCGGGTCACGCTGGCCACGTTGTGCGACGACCGCACGAAGATCTGGTTGCCGACGTAGCCGAAGCACACCCACGCCCGGGCCAGACCGGGGTGGGTTGCGTCGATCTTGGTCTTGACCTCGAGTCCCACACGACTGGCCAACGCACTGATGCGCGATGCGAGGCTCATCAGACCAGCGCACCCACAAAGACCGCGACGAAGTCAGTGTCGGTGTTGCCGACATCACTGGCTGCGACGGCACCGATGTTGCTGCGTGCCTGAAGTTGCTCGGCCACGGTCAGCGACTGCGCCGAATCGAAGCGCACACGGTTGTTGACGGCGGCCAGCAGGGCATCCAGGCCACTGGTGCCGTTCTGCAGCAGTTGCTGGATTTCCACCAGCGTGTCGTAGGCCGCATCGGCACCGCCCAAGATTTCAGTCTTGAGCGCATCGAGCAGCGAGACGATCTTGTTGGACGAGTAAGTGCTGGTCGTTGCGATCTGCGCGTCATCAATTACCGCAGAGGACACCACAGCAGCCTGCAGTTCGTTGATGGCAGCGACCAAATTCGACTTGTCGGTGGTGGTGAGGTTGGCCAGGTTGCCTGCCTTGGCGCGGACGTCGTTGAACTCCTGCGCGACGCGGATGACCAGGCTTTCGATACGGGTAGCAAGACTCATGTTTTCTCCTTGAGGTGTCAGGACAGCCAGCGGCTTTTGATCACGCGCCGACCGGTGTTACGGTTGCCAGAAACAGCGAGGCCACCGCGTTGGGTGGCCTCGTTGATCGATTCAGTAGGTGTTTCAAGGGCTGGCGGAATGGCCAGCCCCAGTTGTCGCTCCAGCTCCCGCCAGTGACGTTCCTCGAAGCGATCCAGACCCGCCGCCGATGCAGCCGCGCGGGCGTAGACGTAGCAGTCGAGCGCCTCATTGCGCTCACGCATCTTTTGCCACTCACGCACCGGGAAGCCGTTGCGGTCGCGGCGGGTGATCAGTTGTTCCGCGCAGAGTTGCTGGATGAACTCAGCGTCGATCTTGGGCAGATGGACGAACCCGGCCGGGAACACCGTGGTCAATCCGTCCTCGCCAACATCTGCGCTCTTGCGCAGGTTGTTGTAGAACTCGAGCTTGGCGATGCTGACCGCCACCGTGTACACCTTGATGCCCCGGCGCAGCTTCTTGCCACCCTGCGAGACATCGATGGCGGTCGGCGTGCCGATCAAGGCTGCACCGCGAGGCACCCCCTTGACCGCCATCACACGCGAATCGCGGCAAGCCCGCACAAAGGCGTAGGCCTCCTGCGTCGCAAAGCCGGTATCCAAGGCAAAACGCACCAGCGGCATCGATGCGCCCGAAGCGTGTGTCCAGGTCTCTGCCAGCATTTCAGCGAGGCTCTTCCACACCGTGTCGCGGGCGGTATCGCCCATCAGCACCCGGTGTTCGACCAACCAGGACTCCTTGCCGCGTCCGAAGGCCCAGACCGACGCCTCGATGCGATCCTTCTGCACGTCGGCTGCGCCCACCAGCAGCAATCCGCCCGGTGGCACGGAGCCAATCCGGTAATCCTCGCGGCGCTCGACCAGCCGTTGCCAGTCCGGTGCTTCGCCTTCCTCGACCCAGGTTTCACCCAGTTCGGTGTTCTTGAAGGTCTTGATGGCAGCGGCCGATCCCGACTCTTTACTGACGGCGGCTTCCCACGCAGCGGCGATCTCACGCCACGAGCGCCAGCCCACCGGGCTGTATAGCGACGACAGGTGGAAGCCAGCCGTCTTACCCGCGCCATCGGTGATCAGCGCGCGCCACTCGCCGTGTTCCAGCATCCACGTTTTGTGATGCTCGGCAATCGCGGTGTCACATGACTCACAGATGTAGGCAGCGGTCTCCGGTTGCCCTTTGTCCCAACGCAGCTGCTCGAAACGCAGCCACTGGCGATGCGAGCAATGCGGACACGGCACGAAGTAGCGACGTTGGTCACTGGCTTCGTACTCGCGCTCGATGGCGCTTGCGCCCGAGATCGTCGGCGTCGAGACAATGAAAATCTTGCGTCGCGCGAAGGTGCGCGTGCGCGCTTCGGCCAGCGAGATCGCGTCGCCTTCGCCCTCGACGTCCAGCGGGTAGCCGTCCACTTCGTCGAGGAACAGGTAGCGCACCGGCATCGAACGCAGGCCGACCGCGCTGTTGGCCCCGGTCATCACCAGCACACCACCCCGGAACTCCTTGGCCAGGATGGTGTTGCCTGAATCCCGGCTGCGCGCCGGTGCAATCAGTTCAGCCAGTGCGGACGACTCCTCGATCAGCGGATCGATCCGTTGCTTTGAGTTGCGCTTGGCCATTTCTACCGTCGGCCACACCGCCATCATTGGCCCCGGCGCGTGGTGGATGACGTAGCCGATCCAGTTCGAGCCCATCTCGGTCGCGCCAAGCTGCGCCGCCTTCATGAACACCACGCGCTCAACCGGGGAGGTCGGCGACAGGCAATCCATGATCGCTTTCAGGTATGGCGTGCGGCTGGTGCGCCAGCGACCCGGTTCGGCAGAGGCCTTGCTGGAAAGCATCCGGTGGCGATCCGACCATTCGGACACGGTGAGCAGCGGGTCGGGAGTCAGTCCTTCGCGCCACGCGCGTTCGATCTCGGCAGCGCCTTCGTAGTCCATGTCCATCAATCCACCCTCGGGCGCATCTCGCCCAGTTCCTGCAGGTGCTCACGCACCGCCGCCTCCAAGGCGATGTGCATCGTGTGGGGATCGACGCCGAGCTTGGCTGCCATCTGTGCCGAGATGCGTGCAGGCCAGTTGAGCCAGGCATCGCGTTCGGAGCGCGCCAGCTTGAAAACGTGGGCGATGGCCTGAGGCCGATCTACCAGCTCGCCCTTGAGGCGGGCGAGACGCACCTTGTTGGTTTGCGCCTTGACCACTTCGTTGACCGTCCGCGCTTGCAACAAGGACGTGCCACCTGCTGCGGATGTTGCCAATGAGGCTGCTTGCCCGTCTCCTGTGGCCCCGCTGGATTCCTGGACGGCGACCTTGACCGCGCGGGTGGCCGTGCCATTGCGCGGTGCATCGGAATTGCGCGCCCACTCGCGGTCGACGCGCTCGGCATCAATCGTTCCGTCTGCCTCCGGCGTGATCCGCCCAGCAGCGATGGCCTTGCGCACCGCTGCATCGGACACCCCTCGGTGGCGTGCGTAGGCACGAATCGAAATACCCATATTTCCCCTTCGGGGCACCTTCAATCATTTGTTCGTCATTCCTGCGGATTGAGCTTGGCTTCCATCTGGAACAGCGCGTTCATACGTTCGTCATCAACACCATGAAAGGACACGGACATGAGCAAGCTCGAACAACTCCTGACCCAGATTGCGCAAAACAAGCTGGGCATCGAAACCCTGGAAACCCGCCGCTCGGACAGCCTCGACTTCCACGATGTGGCGGTCTGGTGCCTACGCGATGCGCTCGAAGCCGCCTTCAACGCGGGGCTCGAGCAGGGGCGCAATGCCAACCCGTCAGACAAGGCCAACACCTGATTGCGAAGCGAAGAAGCCAAGCAGAAAGCGCTTGGCTTCACTTGAGAACAGCGCGTTCATCACATCACCGTCCACCACATCGAAGGAGCAAAACATGACCACCACCCAACTGACCCCTGCCCAGCAAGCGATCCTGGCCCACGCGGTTGAACACACCAGCGGCAAGATCGACTGGTTCCCCGACAACATCAAAGGCGGCGCACGCAAGAAGGTGCTCGACGGACTTTTCAACCGCGCACTGATCACCACCGACAGCACCGACTGGTTTGTCGCTGCGGAGGGCTATGACGCCCTGGGCATTCCGCGTCCCGGATTGAACAAGAAGCGCGTCGGTCAATTCGAAGCCAATCTCGACCGGATCATCGCCAATGCCGAAGGCGCGCCTGTGGCCGCGAGCGATCCCGAACTGGAAGCCGCCGTAACCGCCGCCGAAGCCACGTGGGTCAAGCCGCGCACACGCGAGAACAGCAAGCAGGCCGAAGTGATCCGGATGCTGCAACGCCCCGAGGGCGCAACCATCGGCCAGATCTGCACCGCCACCGGTTGGCAGGCGCACACGGTGCGCGGCACCTTCGCCGGAGCGTTCAAGAAAAAACTTGGCCTGACCATCGTGTCGGACAAACCGCAGGGCGGCGAGCGGGTGTACCGCATCGCCTGAAAAGGAGTACAGCGAGATTCGGCGAAGCCAAAAAGATGGCGAGAGGAACCATGAATAGCTTGGCTTCTCTCGCCGCCAGCGCGTTCATACAGGTGTCGTGATTGACGACGCACACCAGGAGAACCGCCATGAGCACCATGACCATCACCATCGAACGCACCCCACGCACCCTGCAGTTCGCAGGCCAAAGCCTCCAGGTCGAAGAGTTGAGCATCCGCCTGCCGTTTGCACGCAAACCTGCCGACCTCGGCGAACTGGGCGGTCGCGACCAGCACAAGGTCTACGTCACCGAGACCAAGGAGCTCACCCCTGCCGAATTCGACGCCTTTGGGCGCAGCCTGCTGGTGTCACGCGACTGGCTGCGTGGCAAGGGTGGCGGCACTGGCGACGGCTACCTCTGCGTCGAGGTCACTGCTCCCGGACGCCCTTACCTCTACGTCAATCCCGAGGGCGGTGATTACGCCCGCTACGTAGCCCGTCTCGGGTGATCGAAATTGATCGAGAAAGAAGCCAGGAACAGCTTGGCTTCTCAATCGAACAGCGCGTTACTACAGGTGTCGCAACGATCAACCCGGAGAAAACACCATGACCACCAACCAGATACCCGCCTGGACCGGCCAGAGTTCCGTAGACACTCAGTCGCCGCTCTGCGCGTAGCGCCTCTCAAACTCTACCGGTGACAGT